TGGCCAGGATCGCAGCCGCTAGGACTGCCGCCATGATCACTCGGCCTCGATGATCGTCACGGTAGGCGATATCCGGTTTCGCCTCTGGATCACGCTTTCGACCGAGACTCGGTCGATGCGTCGCTGGCCGCCTGGTGTCGTGATCGCGTTGAGCGCGCCCGAATCGACGTATCGGCGGATCGAGTCACGGGATACACCGAGCATCTCGGCGGCTTTCCCTGGTTTGATGTAATCGGTCATGGTTTCCCCTTTCGGGTTAGACGATAAACCGGCCCTGCGTGCTTTGCGCGTATTGACGCGCGGTGTGTCTACTTATTCTGAAAGATAGGTAGGGGGAATTTGCGCCGACCTGTGACTGGGTTCAGGTCGGTGAAACTGACGTGAATGTGGTGTTCGTGGCCCCAGGACCCAGCGCGCCAAGTCCAGAACTGCTTTGAGTAGGTGCCGCTGGCGATGTGATTATTAAAGACGACGTACTTCAGGCGTTCCGATCCTGGTTCACCTGACCTGGCGTACTCGATTAACTGGTCGGCAAGTTCTTGGGCGACTTTT